GCAAGCCATATTCCACCGCCGATCACCACTATAATTGCGGCAAACAAGCCAGATGCCAATTTCAACTGATCGCACTTCGTCATTCCGAATCCAACGGCCAATCAGGTAGCTCAACTGTTTTACCGGCCAAATCATGGGTACAGTCTGACAAATACTGAATTCTCCCATCGGTCACATACGAATGGCAGACCATGCCTATGTGATCGAATGAAAACCCGTCAGGGTGCTTTGGGTGTCCGGCATCTCGCCACGCCTCTATGTCAGCATTACCCTTGTCCGTGAGTTTGGTGAAGCGCGTCAATATCGACGGGGTGAATGTCGGGAAATCCACATTGCCATTCCATCCCCAGACTGGATGCGATGCATGTTCTACTGTTACCGCGTGAATACCGTCGCACCCAGGACACCAGAAAGCAATCCGGCGTCCGTGCTCCGAACCTTCGCTAGTGATATTGCGCAACTTCTTGGAAAGAACGTAACCCATATCAACGCCCGAACAGGTCGAACTTGCGCAGGATTACTTTCTTCGGCAACGCCTCGCCGTGATGTATCCCACGATTCGACGGGAACATGCCGTAGCAGAAATACTCGTTCATTCGCGTGCCTTCGACGGTGTAGGCTGCCCCAGCAGCAGGCTCGCCAGTTGCCCAGGTCATTACCCCAGCCGATGAAACTGTTGGTATTCCACCCTCAACAATAGCAGTGCCGCCTGAATTCAGCCAAAAACAGCGTGTGACAGACAGAAACGGGAAGCGCAGGGTGTCGTTATTGCCGCGCGTCAAAACAATCGAGAATCGCTCAGAAGTATTGACCAGAATGGCGCGATCAAACTGCCCCATTGCGTAGATGGCGGAATCAGACGGCAGTGAGATCACCACATCGCCGGATTCGTACAGTCCGCTTTGCGCCCACTCGCGCTGCGTCTTTTGTCCGGTTATTCCGGCATCGCAATCAACAGGCGAGCCCCAGCCTCTACCATTTCCGCCACAAATTGGGCAACCGGGCTTTGCTGCACCTGAATGCGGATTAGTGCATGGACAGGCGAATGACTGACGCCAGCGCACTGTTTGGCCCATGTCGGCGATCAAGTTATTAAAATCTGCCGGGTTTAATTGCATATCACAGAACCATGCAACGCACGCCGTGGATTGAGTCGCGCAAATGGTCTAACTCAGAATCTATTTGAGCACTGTGTTTATCAAGGTCTTGTGAAAACGATCTCGATAGTCCATCTGCCGATATTGAGCCAGAAGGCGCAACAAAAGCATCCTTGAAAATGCCAAATACCGCCATTTTCTTGATTGTGTTAATCAGGTCTGGATAATCGCGTGCCGCATTTACCATGCCGGCGACATACCGGATTTTAAGCATTTGCGGGACATGCCGCCCACCAGCCATCATCGTCAATATCATCGAGCCGAAAGACCCGACGGACATATTTGAGCCGGCTGGAACAAATCGAATGTGCCCGGCCTTCTTGTCAAGGCGGATCCAGTTATCTGGCATCCTGAACACCCCAGCGACCGGAGAAGGATAGACAAATTCAACAGATGCCACACTGGACACTAGCTTGTTGCGCAGAACCAAGTATCCCCAGTCCTCGGTATTCCAAAGCTCTGGCTCATAGTCATAGCCAGACTCTTCTGCCCACGGCGCGGTACCAACGGCAGTAATCTCTTCTGCTGTTGGCTCCCCGGAAAAAACGGTTGTTGGCTCAAGATAGACACGCAGACGACGCGCAGCCTCGGCCTCGGCAGCTAAAACTTTCCCATAAATGTAATCATCGGAAAGTGCGCTTGCTTTGAAATATGTCCCGCCAGCCAGAACAAGGCGATCTGCGCGCAGTTCGGCAACTATTGTGGCTTTGACGGGAAACAGGGACATGGCTTAGCTCGGGGTGATGATCTGGAATTCAGTTGTGTTTGGCACAACTGCAACTTTTACGCCTTCTGGCACAAGGCGCTGCATTTGCTGATATATCTCACTCAGCGCTTGTTCGCTAATATCGGGGGCGACGCGCAGCGCCAGAATATCACCCGGCTTCATCGCGAGCTTGTGTACTTCTACGATTGCCATTTCAAACGGTGTCATTTTATTTTCCTTTGTTGGTGATGGTTGTAGCGTAAAGTCACGACAACAAAAAACCCGCAAAAGCGGGTTCTCTGTGTTTTCAAGCATGGAACATTAGGCCGATGCCATGTACGATGCAGCTTTGAGCGATGTCAAAACGGCATTTACCTTGGCTTCGAGTGCATCCAGACGCGCCTCCACTTCGGTGCGCAATGTTTCCACATCTGCATTGTCTGCCTTGGCATCGATGAAGCCCTTGATCTCGGCAGTTGCCGAATTTATCGCGTCGTTCACATCAGTAGCGGATGGCGTTGCAGCACCCGCGCACGCTGCGCCAGTCATGGTAACGGCGATAGGTGCCAGCGCCGTCAGGTTCGCGGTCACACCAAACGCAACAACAACCCCGGCTGGGCCACTTCCTGGCGCATCAATTGCCGCCACCAATTCATCCGCAACAGCTTTGCTTGTTACTGCTGCCGTAAGACGTTTTTTTGCATCTGCGCTAATTGTCATTTTGCATCTCCTTATTTACGTTTCGCTGGTTTCGCATCGGCTTGTGCTTGTACGGCATCAACCGGAGGATTAACTACTGCAGGTTCTTTTTCATCCTCTACAGCAAAGCCTTCGAAGTCTGCAAACAATGCCGCATCATCAGCAGATACGCCGGTCGCTACCACGCTTCCATCTTTTTGACGCTCGAATGCGATCCCGTTAATTTCTTCGGAAGCATTCGGGCGAGTGCAAGTGATTTTCATTTCTTTATCCTTTAGGGAAAACAGGGGCTATTAACCCCTGTCTATTTTCAACTCACTGCGATTAAACAGTGAACGGACGCCATGTTGCGTTTGCTGGCAGGATGTTCTTGATGTAGCCGTGATGCTTTGGCTTCGTCACGCGCAAGTAGCCGAACAAGAACTGGAACCAGCTCACAACAGGAACGCCGCCAACACCGAATGGCAAAGGAATCTTGGTCATCGGTTGGAACTGACGCCATCCGATTGCATCAGCCGCTGGGTTCATATTCAAGCAAGGAACCATCACGGTGCCAGGGATGTCGCGGTTGATGTCGGTGAACGCAGTTGTTGCGCCAGTCTTGGGGATGATCTTCACGAGACGGAAGTCGTTCGTCGCGTTCGTTCCATCTTGACGCGAGCGATACACTGCATACCCTGTTTCTGTACCAGCCGCCGACTGAGTGATCGTGAGAACCGCTTTCTTGCCAGCCGCAACAGATGTCTGTGTAGACTTCACGATTGCAGTCAGACCTTCACCGTTGCTACCTACCGCAGCAACTGCGTAGTAGTACAGGCCAGCGCGCGGTGCGGTGAACATGCTTGCGGTGTCGGATACAGAAGCATCCACTGTTACACCCAAAGGAATGAATCCCACGTTCGCAGCGGCAGCAGCAGGCCAGGTCAGTTCGATTGGTTTTGCCATTGGGAACTCGCCATGATGCAGGAACGTATCGATGTTTGTCTTCAATACGCCCTCAGTCAGGCGAATGCCTTCCACATGACCGCCAATGGTCAATGGGGAATTAGGCTGCACACTCCAACGGAATGCCGGGTCAAGACCCATATTCAAGTCGGTCTGAACTGCTGTCGGCATGAAGGTGTCGGTGATACGACCCCAGTTACCGTAGTCCTGAATTGCTGCTTGCAGCTTGGTGAAAGGCTCCACGGTATTCAGTGGCAGGCCGGCCATGTCGATCACATGGTCAGAGCCAGCTTTGCCAGCGGCGATAGCTGCGTCGATCTGAGTGAAGATGCCGTCGTACTGTGTTGGGCAAGCAGCAGCGTTGCCATGAAACAGCAGATATTCAGCATCTGTCAGCAATTGCAGTGCGCCGTTGCGCTCTTCAACAGCAACAGGCTCAGCTATGTTTTTACCCAGATTCAGCACATAACCGACTTGACGCAAGGTCATCAGGAACTTGACCAAGCCAACTTCGCGGCTGTATTCGCCTTGTGCAGAACGGACAGTACCCATTTGGCTATTTGTAGAACCACCCAACACGCCACCGATGCTGTTTTGACGGGTGTATTCGTCAACGATGTTTGTTGCATTGGACTGTTGCAGCTTTTTGAACAGCACGAAGTGCTCTTCTTCCTGCACCACAGTCTTCATCGCGGTGTCGAGGGACTGTACGCCCATAGCGCCGCCGCCGGTGAGGGTGGCAACGTCAGTTTGATAGCTGGATGCGGTCAATGCTTTTTGCAGTTCTTGTGCATTGCCCAGTGCGCCACCGACAGAGCCGCCCAACACGGGAGCGCCACCGGCTTGCATTCCTGCAAATTGTGCCATTAGTTCTTGAGGATTCATTTTTACTTCTCCTAGTTAGTTGAAAATATTACTCGGCCAGAATCTTGGGTTACTCGCCCAAAACCTTGTTGACGAGGTTCTGGTCAAGCACTGATCCCATGCGCAACGCCACGTCGCAAACCGTCAAGTCTTTGCCAGTGATGCGGCCAGCATCGAAAGCGGCATTCGCTTTGAGCATGAAACCTTGCGCATCCAGTGGCTGTTCGTTTTGAAGGCTCTTAATCATGGCCGGTGTTGGAGTCGTAACAGACTTGCGGCCAGCACCCTGATTGGAGAGAATTTCAACCTTTTCATTGAGCGACTTAATCAGAGAGCCTTGGCTCTTGATTACATCAGCCAAAATGGTCAACGATTTGGTGAGATCAGTTTTTTCGGATTCAGCACCTTTTTGCAGGGCTTCAACCTGGTCGCTAAGCGACTTAATCATCTCGGTACCGTCAACAGCCTCATGCTTCTCGCCATCGGCAGTAGTGACGATGAAAGACTTTGCCATTGGCGCGCCCTCTTCGCCTTCTTTCTTGGCCGCTGGCTTGGCAATCGGATTGCCGTTTTCATCCAGCTCTTCTTCATCGCCTTCTTTTTTCTTTGCGCCATCATCAGCGCCCGCCGCTGCGGCAGCAGCAGCTTGAATCTTTTTGTCGTCCTCTTCGGCGGCATAGCTCTTTTGCAGCGTCTCAAGGTCGTCCAGCAGTTTTTCGTAGCTCATTTACCTCTCTCCTTAAAATGGATGCTTGTAGCAGCCGACTGTTTAATCCCTCGCAAGAAGCGCTCTACCCAATCAGAAGCCTGTTCATGGGATAAACCGAACGTGCGAATAGCGTAATTTGTAATGTCACGACCAACTTTTCGCCCGCGAATTGCTTCTGAGATACGCTCGCGGAAATCAAAGTAGCTGTGAATGCCGGTATCAAGTGACTGCATCCCAAATGCAGCACCACCAGTCATGGCGGTGGCATCAGTGGCATAGCTGGCTTCAAGCGCCTTGTTCAGGGTGAATGCATTTAGTGATTTGCAGAACGTGCCAATTGGCGAAGCCGAGGCCGTTGGGACGTGTTGATTGACCGGCGTTTGGCTAAGTCCGATATTTGTCCAGCGCACAGATTTGACCACCGTCACCTTGCTGCATGACTCTGGATCAAACTCTTGCACCTTGACCGGCGCAGAACCTCCTACGGACGGATACCAACGCTTTGGCGGTGAAATCTTGGTCATCGACTCCCACACCATGTTTGCGTTCTTGGCTAATTCAGAATCGCCCTTGTAGAGCTGGGCCTTGACGAACGTATGGCGGTTTTCAATGCGGACATCGACGGGCCTCCCAATTTCGTATTGCAGCGGATTTTGAATCCCCGCCTTTGCCCCAATGATCGAGAAGTGATCTATGTCGATGTTCCCGTAGCGCAGGTAGTAATCTTTGCTATCCGCAAGTGCTTCGGATAGAACCTTCTCACCTTGCAGGTCAATCCCTTCGTTGCTGGCCTCAATGTAAATGAAGCGCTCCCCTGACTCTTCGACTGGGGTTGCTTTAAGGAACGACTGGAATGAAACAAAGTCGTCTGTATTGTTGGCGGCATCTATCATGCTGACATGTTGGCGTCACGACACATGCAGCAACAAAAAACCCGCCGAAGCGGGTTCATCTGCTATTCGCATACAACATATAGCCGCTACGATGTGGCCAGCGTGCGCAGGAGTGCGCCTTTCTCTTTGGTTAGGTCAAGATACTCATCCGCAGCCGCGCGGTCTGTGATCGCTTTCCCTCGCAAATTGTCCAGAAGTGCATTCACTTGCGCAAGCCGGGCAGTCGCGCCAGCAGTGATGGCATCACCCTGCGAATCTACTTGACGCAGCATCGACGATGTTTGGCTGATGCACTTACGAAGCTCTGAATTGCCTTGATCTAGTCCCATTACATCCCCGCGTCTTCATCGAATAACACAACCTCGTCACTATCCAGATCAATACTGATAGCACGGCCCATGTTGTTTTCCCAGTTTGCTCGCCACATCAACAGAGCATCATGCATGGCGTCTTCGAAGTTGTCATATTCCGGCATCTTAGCAACCATGTCAGGCTGCTCGTACTCGCCCAGGAGGTACAAATTTTCCTTGGTGTAATACTTTTTCAGGAAAGCTTTCACAAAATACCAGTACACGCCAAAGTTGCGATAGTCGGCTGGCTTGTTATCCAGCACCTTGCGAATGTTGGCCGCGAGCTGGTCGGGCGGGAGCATTGTTGACGACATCATGCGGGTTCCTTATCGTAATTTTTCTGGCTTGCAGCAAGCAATTCATTAAGCCTATCACCCACCGTCTGGCTCTTGTCTTCTTGTGAAGAGTAATATCCTTGTGAGGCTGAAAGATTGCCATACCCCTGAATATCGCCGCGCTTTTTATCTAACAAACCCGCCGCGCCGGCCAGCTTCTGCATAGCGCGTATTCTTGCAGGTCTATGCTCATAGCCGTTGGCAATTGCCTGCAACGCCTCTTCATGCTTTCCATCTTTGTGATGCCGCAAACCGGATTCAACCATTGCATGTACGAGATCGTCATGCCCGGCACTCGCAGCAAGCCCAAGAATAGCGGCATGAACCGACTTCGCCTTATCTCCAAGGAAATAGTTGTTATGCTTGCCGTATTTACCGCCATACGATTCTGATTTTGGCTCATGTGTATCGATAGCACCACCCAGCACGCCAAGGTGCCGCGCCTTCGCCCAAAGTGCGGCAATCGCTTTCTTGGGGAGCTTAACCCGCGCGCCATACCCTTTGTCGGCATCTTGAATCTCACCCAATGGAGCAGCAGCATCAAGTGCCTCGGAGAACGTTTTTGCATGGCGGATGCGCTCGTTTTGTTCAGCGATCAGCTTTTGGCGAATCGGCTTAACCTCTGGAGAGTCGCCATCTCCATAGTAATACCCACCGCCAGAATACTTCCCGCTCAAATCGCCAATGATGCGTGTCCACGGATTGCTGTTACCATCTACACCGAGCCCATATTTGCGCTTGGCGCGCGTTACGGTCTTTCCGCCACGACGCCCAACGCTTGCGGTATCAGTGCCAAACGAAGCCGCCCGCTCGGCATCCATCCACGCCTGAATTGCTTTCTGCTTGTTCTCTTCGGTCGGTAGCATGAAGTCATGCGTATCTGGCCCATATCCCTTGCTGTTGCCGCTGACTTCATAGCTAGGAACAATTACCGGCTGCCCTGTAGCTTTGTCTATCAGCGCAACGCTGCCATGACCCGCGCTGACCTTGTAATTTCTCAATCCGTCCCACAGTTGGCTTTGCAGCTTGTCATGGTTTGCCGAGATCACCGATGGAGGCAATTTCATCACATCGCTGACTTGCTTAATTTCCAGTGGCTTTTCAGCAATCTTGCGGCTGATTTCTTCCGTTTCCGCCTTTTCGTCATAGGCGAATGCCTTGGGTTTCGGCATGTCCTTTATGTCCATCGTCATGCGGGATGGCATTTCCTGACCATACAAGCGCATCGCCACTTGCTGCTTACGTGGGTCAACGCCTTCGACCACATACCTTGCAACCTTATCGCCATCGGCAATTTCAATGCCTGCTCCAGCGTACATCATCGTCCCAGTGCTGGCGACGATCACGGGCGTATCTGAATCCAGCGCCTGTTTCGCAGTGAAATACTTATCCGCTTTGAGCGCCGAGTATTCTTTGTCCAGCTTGGCTTTGAGTCGTGCCGCGCTCTGCGTATCCTTGTTTTTCAGGGCAGCGTAGCTACGCTTGACCTCTTGGAATTTCACAAAGCGCTGCGATGCCTCCGCCGTCCTTCCGGCGACTAGGCGCTCTTCCTTGGCTTTGTGATTAGCCTCGAATGCTTCGCGCGCTTGGTCTGGGTCGGCTGCCAGCATAATCATCATTTCATCACGGCTCACATTCCCCTGCTGGTTCATGTTTTCCACTTCGTTGCCGCCCTTCCAGACGGCATCCTGCCAGTCTTTCTTGGCTAAAATCGCCTGCAACCGATAGCCGTCGAAGCTACCTTTTGCCAGATATGCGTGAACTCTAACGCCCTCGTTTGTATTGCCCTGGCGTAAGCCACGCCCATTTCGCTGCTGCATGGATGCGGGCTCCCACGGCAAGTCGAGATGGTGAATATCCGAAGTGCCCTTTTGCAGATTCAGCCCCTCGCCCATCGTGGCCGTGTTGCCGATCACCACTTTCAGCTTGCGCGCGTTGAACGCATCGCAAATGCTTTGCCGCTTGGATGATGAGGATGCAACTTGCGCATTGATGATGCCGATCTGGTTGCGCGGGATACCGGACGCAACAAGCGCAGCGGCAATTTTCTCGTGAGAATCGACGTAATCAGAGAAAACAATCTGTCCGCCATCCTTCATATTCTTGATGATTTCCTGAGCACAGGTAATGTATTTCGGGCTTTTTGTTCCATCGTAATCGGGGTCAAGCAAGGATAGATCGACAGCGGCCTTGTTCATCTTGTCCATGATGCTGAAAATATGCGCGTCTCCGGTCGCATCTTTCCCTTTTGCTTCCGCCGCCAGTTCGCGCAATTCTGAATAGGCAGATTCTTGCTCCGCATCCATCGTAACCATGTGCGTGACATCCTGCCTCCCCGGCAGCTTCAATCCGACCTCATCCGCAGTTTGGCGATGAATATAGCGCTTCATGATCGCGCGGAGCTCATCCATATTTTGGAAGCCAGCAGTAATCAGCGCCTCTTCCATCTTTCCGCCTGTATCAAGCGCCATGCCATTTTCGAACTTGGCAAATCGGTCAAGGAACTCTTCGCTATTGCGTACGCCGATCTTCTCGAATGCTTCCGGCGCGACATGCGACAGCATGGCGTAAATCTCAATCGGGCTATTTTTGGTTGGCGTGGCCGTCAAGCCGTACACGTTCTTCCCATTTTGCTGATCGAGCAACCAGCGCGCCTTGAGGTTAAAATCAAGCGCACGCATTGATAGCCCGCCACCGCCCAGATACTTGGGCGACTCACCAAAGCGCGACTTGATCGCGCACAGGTTCTTTTGGTGATGGAATTCGTCATGAATCAGCGCATCCACCCCAAGGCCGTTGAAGTACGTCGCATCGGTACGAGAGTCTTTCCCGAATTCCTGACTCGCGCGCGCCTGTTCCCAGCTTTCGCGGATCTGCTTGGCGCGCTTATCGCCAGCATTGCCCAGCTTGTCGCCACGCTGCACCCAGAAATCCTTGCTGTTGTATTCACCCTTGGTGATTGGGTCTAGGTCAATTTCCTCAAATGACGGCTCGCTGCAAATGATGAAGTCGTATTCGTTTTGCTGAAGATCATGGTATTTACGCTTGCGCTCAGCGGCATTGTCATCCTTGCCTTTGAGAGAGCCATCAGCAAGTCGTTCAAAGCTTCCGCCGATGGTGAGCACCTTGCTCCCTGGGAACCATTTCTCGCACTCATCGAACCAGTTGGCGAGAACGGACTTCGGCACCACGATCATCGGACGTTTTGCCTGCCCAGTCGTTTTGAGCGTGCGCGCCAACATTAACGCCCGCGCTGTTTTACCCAGCCCGACATCAGCCGCAATGATTCCCTTGCCCGCGTTCAGCGCCCAGCGCAGCCCGCCCCACTGGTAGTCCTTCAATCCCTCGGTATTCATACCGGGAATATCCATAGGCTCATTCGAGAATTCCCGTTCAGCGAAGCCCCTGAATTTTCTGTTGTACAGGTCTTCGGCTATTTCGCGGTATTCCGGCGATGCGCAAAGCCAGTCTTTGAACTCCACGTTCAGGTCATCAATGATGTGCTTATCGTCTTTTCTCAGGCCGGTGCGGTTCAGGTACTTATCGAGGTGCGATTGCTCGCCATATCCATTTCCACCGGTGATCGCGTAAACGCCATCTTCGAACGTAACAACCACCGGGGGTAACTCTTTCTGCCACTTATTGCCGTTCTGGTTTCTTGATGTCAGGAATGCAGACAAAATTGACGTTGGCAAGAAAGCCGAGTTCACCTGGATAAATGCATCCTCCAATGAGACAGGAGCGATTGTTTCTGTCAGCATAGTTACTTGCTGTTCCAGCTTCTTGCGTTGCTCAGGTGCCAATCCCTCGCCAGACAGCGCCGCCTTCGCGAAATCTGCCTTAGCCCACAGATCGCCGGACAGGTAGATGTCTTTTGTTGTCCATTCGCCAGTCACTGGGTCAATGGCGTACTTCGGGGATCCATAAAGCTGGTCTAGCGCCTCTTCTCTATCTAGCTCCGCCGCCTTTGCCAGCCTGTCTACACCAACAGTCTCATGGTCATTAAGTAATGACTGAACCGTGGCCTCAAATGAGCCCATCTGCTGTTTAGCCACCTTGCCAGTTACCGCATCGGAGAGTTCGCCATTCGATTTAACCGCACCGATCAACCGGTACAGCGCCTTGTCCTGCTGCGCACCAAGTAATACGTCCTTGTTCTTCGATGGAATACCGTGCGCCTCAACCCATTCACGCAAGTCTTTTTCGAGGGCAGGACGATCAACGGCAGTCATGCCATCCATCAGCGCATCAATCCGCGCGGCGATGTCTTGCCCTTGTTTCAACGCTTCCGATTGCAGCACCTCGTCAATACGATGCCAACGTGGCGGATTACCCTGCAGCACATAAACTACGCCGTCCACCGTCTTGGTATCACCAACCTTTGAAGTGTCAGCATATGGGCGATTCATTGCACCGCCCATCACCATAGAACGTGCTTTCTCGTCACCACCAACAGCGGTCAGAATGTCAGTTACAGCCGGAATTTCCTTGCCGTCTTCCGGTGAAAACTCAGCGAGCGCTTCTGGCACGCCACTCATGGAACCTTCGACAGTAATGTCCGCACCCATACCGGCTTTTGCGCGCCAACCATCACCCATCTTGCCCAACACATTCTCCGCACCACGCCCGGTGAAGTATTTGCCCGCAAGGAACTCTTCGTCCCAGACGCCAAGTGCTTTTAAGTGATCTTGCTTGACTGCGGAAGATGACAGCGCACCGGCCACATCATCTGGAAACTTGCGGAACCACACCACGTCGGTTGTCACCTCAGTATGCGAATGCTCGAATGCAGTATTCGGCATACGCTGAGCACCAAGGAACTGCCCCTTGCGCAATAGCGCCTCACGCAACTTGCGATTTGTGCGCGAATCCATGATGCCAGTCGGCACGATCAGGCCGACAATACCGCCAGCCTTGCACTTATCCATCGCCGTGTCGCAGAAATACGCATCCGCCGTTTTCAAATTAGGCTTGTCGTCCTTAATCAGCGACCCGCGTAGTCCAAATGGCACATTGCCCAGCACGCCGTCATATTGACGCTCATCCTGAGTAGCGAATCGCTCGAGGCTGGCATTTGCAATCTCATGGCGATCACCATGCAGCGCTTTGGCTATTTTGGCCGATGTCTCGTCCATTTCAACGCCGGTCACTTTAGAATCTGCCGGCGCGGTATGCAAAAACACACCGGGGCCGCAGGATGGCTCAAGCACTTCACCCTTCACGCCGAGACGCTGCGCGACCAACCACATGGCACTTGCCACTTCGGGCAAGGTGTAGAACTCATTCAGAGAATCGCCACAGCCGCCATTGCCTGAGTATTGGCGCAGAATCGCTTTGTCTTCGTCTGAGTATTCTCCCCCACGGGCTACGATAGCGGCGGCTTGCGTATTCAGGTCACGGCGGGCTTGCTTGCTGATGCCGGCCTGCACCCCAAAAGGAAGCGATGCGTCAACATTGCCAACCTGGACAGATGCAAGATTAGAAATCCGCGCATCCTCGGCGGCCATTGCATCCGGCGTGCCGTCAGTTCGGCGCTCTAACAGGCGCTCGTAGCGGCTTTTCGACTCTTTTGCTACGGTTTTTTGTGGATTCTCTGCGGTAACAGGCTTCGAAATAGCAACTTCACCGGGCTTGAGGTGCTTTTCGCGGATGAACCAGCCGCCCAATTTCTTGAATGTGTAGGGGTCAATCTCCATCGCCTGATCTTTGGTCAGATCAGTACGCACAATCCCGCGCAAAGTCTTACCCCTGCCTGTGATGTGCTCAACAATAGCGTGCGGAACAACGATGTCCCCGGCATGGCTAGGCGCTACATGTTCGTTTTCTGCTTTTTTTTCGACATGTTTTTCCGATGTGTCGATTGAATCAACATGTTTTGGCGGTGCTGCGAATAGATCAGCTTGCGGCGCTGGCTCCGGCTTTATGTTGTCGAACATCGCCGCGACTTCAACAACAGACTTTCCGCCCAGCTTTCCCATTTCCTCAAAAATGCGCTGCTGTTGGCCGTCAGTCATTCCAGACATGAGGTGTGCGAGGTTGCCTAGCCCGCCATGCTTGATGATGAAAGCCTCTAGGCGTGCTGAATGCTTGTCCTTCTGGGGCTCTTCTGAGTTACCGAATAAATCTGGCTGCGCAGGCTTTTCAATGCGTACCTTCTGAATTCGAGTGTGTGCCTGCGTAAAATGCCCGCGCTTATCTACCGATGCGCCGACCTGCACGGGCATCTCGATCAACTGGAATTGCTCTGACTTGAAGAATAGGCACCGAACGGCACCGAGACGCGAGAATAGGGTTTGCATGGTGTCACCATCTAAGGGGTTCCCCTTATGGTGACATCACGACATAGCGGTTATAACTTGGAGATGATTTGTTCGTATTCGCGGACAATCGCACTCGCTGGTGCTATTTGCCTCTCGGTGAAAATTTCAGCCAGGCTACGGTAATACCACAGCGTTTCATCCTGACTCGCCGTGAATCGGTCAAATACCGATGCGCCGACCTCGACTAGATCAAGGTGGATAGACTGGATGTTGTGCAATTTGTCACAGGCCGAAACCAGCAGTGCATCGTCAGGCGTTTCTACCAAATGCGCCAAGTATGCCTCCTTGCGAACGCGCCACGGTGCTTTCTTCCCTGTTTTGGCATCCGGCGTACCATCAGTGCAGGCGCGAACGATAGACAATACGCGATCACCGAATTCCGCGATACGCACGGCCCACCCTTCGCCAGCATCTTCGAGAACATCATGCAGCAACGCGCCAATTTGCTGATCTTCATCGCCTCCATAGCGAGCTACCAGCGCAGCGACCGCGACGGGGTGAGTGATATATGGGATGCCAGTGCCTTTGCGCTCTTGCCCTTCGTGGGCTTCGGCAGCAACGGCTAACGCTTTTGTGAATCTTGGGGTCATTGTGTGCTTCCAGAAATGCGAAGCCGCCCGAAGGCGGCTTTGTTATGCGGGTTGAGCTTGCTTTTGGCTTTCTGCGATAGCCTGCTTGATATAGTCAGGCGCTGAATCTTGGGCATCCTGCAATCTTGCCTGCTTTTCTTTCAAATACTCAGGCGAAGAATCGCAATCGCTTCTAATTTCGCTGTACCCATCACCGCCATACTCGGGGGCTTTGCCGCCGCAGTAGTTCTTGGGATCCAGTTTTTTGCCGCTCATTGTTTTACCCTCCACACCACAATCATACTCTTCAGCAACGACTTGCGCAAAATCTCCTTGCTCTTCATGGCGGGCTCACCACTTTGCGAAATCAGAATTGGTTTTTCACCCTTTGCCACGTTGTTGTCTCTGAAAGACCATGCATCAACCATCTTCCTGACTTGATCGAACGCGGCCTCATTAGTGGTGTTCGACAGCACAATTTCAGGCGGCACAAAGCGGCCAGACTCTCCGCCATCGAGGAATCGTTTCACTGCGCGCTTACCCGCCTCCTGTCTTGGCAGGTGCATGTAGTGCGCTTCCGTCCGGTACCCAGACTTCTTGAATTTCTCGACATCGGCAATGGCCGACTTGGCTGTTTTCATGGTTTTGTCCAAAACCACGTTCAACCCCATGATGCGGGCGAAGTCTGCGACATGATCGAAAAGCTCGCCGGATTCCTCATGTACCTGGTGCGCATTCCATCCTTCATACTCTGGGAGCATCGACTTGATGTGATCGGCATCTAGCACAATACAGCGATCAGGCTCGTACACTTCGCCCTTGAATGAAGACTTGCCAGAACCGCCTCGACCACCAAGGATAATGAAAGCTGGCTGTTCGCCCTGCGGAGGGCGTGCCGCTTTGATTCTTTCGGGTGACAGCAAGCCCGGTATTTTTACGTCCTTGCCATTTTCATCCTTGCCCATCACGCCGTCGTACAAGATTTTCCGGTGAAGTTCCTGCCGCTCCGGCGTCCACTTGCCATCGGTCATGAACTTATCAAGCGTTTCCTCAATGTTTTTCAGCCGATCTTGAGCCGCTGCAATCTTCTCTTTCGTGTCGGATGGGAACTCAGCGATGATACTTTCCGGCGAAACGTCAGCCTGATCGTGCGACTTTGCATAGTCGGTGGCATTGAATGACTCAGCCGGAATCGGCTCTTGCTTGCCAAGCACAACCGGCTTTTTAGATTCATCATTTTTGGGCGGCTCTTCGCCTTCCGCAACTGGCTTTCCGTTTTCGCCGGGCGGTTTCTTTCCGCCACCGTCGCCGCGATCAGCCTTGAATCCGGTCACTTCATGCCAATGCACGTTATGCAATCGGCCAGATGCATCCTCTACCTGAGTTCCATCCTTGCCGATTGCTTTCACCTTGCCGCCACCGGAAAACTCGCCAGCCTTGAAATGGATTGTGTCACCCTCTTCGATATTGTGTGTTCCGTAGCCATGTGCAGAACCGCGAACGTCCTCGGCGTCGTGCGCCGTCGGTTCCTGTGGTGGCTGTTTGGCAGACGGGCGCGCAGCGGGCGCTGCCTGCATCTGTTTCATTCGCTTATCGTCATGTTCTTCAACGACAGTGCCATCCTTACGGGTGTATTGCTTGACGTGTGATTTCAGGAAAAGAATGCGCGGATTGGCTGATTTCACCATAACACGCGGTTTCGATGCTTGAAGAAGCTGATCTTGCACGCTGACTATCAGACTGCGTGTACTTTTTGTTTTATGGGACGGAATGGCAAAGCCTGCGCGCAACAGAACCTCTCTCGCCCTTTCGTAATCCATGTAGGTTAGCTGGTCAATTGCAGACCGCAGATCGCCATAATTCAAATAGTCGCGCAATTCATCCGCATCTTGTTTTGCCGAACGCTCACCGGCCTTAATTTCAGACTTCGTTTCGCCGCTAAACATATCCGGCGTGTAGTCTTCCGGCCTTTCCAAGGCTGCAACTGGAATATCTCGCTTTGGAGATGGCGGAACATTACGCGCAAACATATCGGCAGTTCGATCATCGTCTGCACGGCTAGTGCGCCTATTGAAATGCGCAGGCACAAACACGCCTTTCTTCGTTACATAGGCGCTGACATGCGACTTGAAAAATAAGATTTTCGTTTCCATTGTTTTATTGTCCCGTCACGATCAAAAAAGCGACTCATTAGCTTGGGACACCTTGCGCTGATGCAAGAATGCCGCCAAACCAGTGTCATCAAGCCCCTCGAATGAACTGCTCATCAACTCGCGCAAGGCGTATTTTGTTTTCAGACGCTCCCGCGCATTGCGCTCACTTGGGTGATCGGCGACCAAATCCATGAGCTCTACATCATTCTTTTGCCCAATGCGGTGAATTCGTCCCGCCCTTTGCGCATGTGTCATGGCCGTCATGGGACTGTCAAACTGCGTCAGCCACTGGCCTGACTGCAAGTTCGCCCCGGTTGCCCCAGCATCCGATGCAACCATGATGTCGTGCGTGCGGTCGCCCTTATCAGGATTGAACCCGCGAATCTTGGCTGATTTATCGACGGATGAATCGGCCCCAGTCAGCGTCATGACGCGGTGTCCATCTTTTTCGAGACGCGCTTTGATGTTCTGCACCGCCTCCAATGAGTGCGCGAATACCACGCCCGGCTTTCCCTTGCGCTCATTGGCGATGCTGGCAAGAGCATCAATCTTGGCCGAATCAGGGCTCGAATCAAGAATTGCCCGGACAGCAGAGCCCTTGATGATGCCGATGCTGGACGATAGCTCTTTGGCAATCGCCTCGTGCTCAGACTCAGGCGCATCTTTGAAGTGCTCAGGTGAGATTGCTTTCATCGCCTCGACATCAACCTTGCCCTCCATGCGCGCCATCCGCACGCGACCTAGATTCTTGTCCAGATCGGAAAGCGCCTTGATTTGGGATTCGGTTGGCTTTACTGCAATCTCTTTCTTGTCCGCACGTATCTTTGGTTCAATCTTGAATGGCAACACATGCCGGATAAGCTCGCGCTTCAACGCATCCTGCGCGCCTTGAGTATTCACGCCGTACCGGCGCATGAATGCCGCCGTGTCGCCGTAACGCTTGGGATCCATCTTTTTCATGATGTCAGCCGCCTCGGATAGGTCATTCTTGATGACATCGGCGGTGCTATGAATATAGAACTCGCTATTGGCAGACACAGAATCAACCACATTCGCCATTGCGGAATTCTCTTTTCCCGCACGATTGAGCGTGTTGTGCGCTTCATCGGCAGCCAGAAAGTCGTAATTGATACCCTCTTTTGCCATCACTCCCTTCATCCACGCGCTACGCTGCTCGGGCTGCATTGCCTCAAGACGCGCACTCATTGATGCCGCGTCAACGCCCGCATGTTGCGCGCCAAGGTGGAGCATGTCATCGCGGAAAGACTGGTGCGTCATAACCGTGAAGTGATGCTTAGGGTCTTTGTATGCGGCAATTCGCTCGTCGCGCGAAGCGCCCGGCTCACAGTGCCAGCTATATTTGCCAGGCTCCATGAAGCGCAGCGCCTCAGCGCCGATCTGCCCTTGAACAATTGACGGAACAAGGAATAGACCGCGCTTTGCCTTGCCTTGAGATTGCAGGTGCGAGAATGCCCCAAGCATCATTGCCGTTTTTCCGGCTCCGGTACCAGCCGCCAGCGCCACGCGCTTATTTTTCTCAATGATCTTGATCGCCCGTTGTCGCATCACCCCATCGGGGCCCGACATCGTTGGGCTGAACAATTTCAGCGGGCGTCCCGGCTTAAAGTTTTGCCCGACAACGGGCATCATTGCCGCAATGGTGCGCTCGGCAGCATGGCCTAACGTGTAACGTTCATCGGAAGATAGTGGTTTTTCAGCCTTGGCAGGCGTGTCGCCAAACATGTCAGGCTCTTGCTCGGTAGAGAAAAATCCCATTTGCGACTGGTTGAACGCTTCCTGCTCTTCCCTCGCGGCATCGAGCTTGTCACTCACACTACCGGCGGCATATTTCCCTTGGCTACGCTCGCGCAGGCCGTCGATCAATGCACGTTCTTTTGCTTCACGGGCTAACCTTGCCTTGGGGTCAACTGCGTCTAGGTGGTTCAAGTTGTTGCGCACCACTTGCCGCCCCAGCTTCAGCGGCGCGTTTGGATTGAGCTTGTTGTAATTCTCATGGAATGACTGCCCGACTTTCGAGCGGATTAAATCTTGCACCGACGCATAGGCATTTTCGTGCCCGTGCATGGCATCGGCATACTTCGCCCACGTCAGGGAAGATGCATTCACCTCTTCTGCCAGAGCGTCACGCTGGGATTTCCATGCCTGCCATTCTGGGTTTGAGGTTGTTTCGCCAAACATATCCCGAACTTCTTTTTCAGGCTCAATGTGCGCCATGCCGTCAAGGCGCTCGCGCAATATCTCGGCCTCGTCACTCTCATGGGCCACATTGGCATGAAAGAACTTGCGCAATGTCTGTTGATCGTCGGTTGTGAGTTCGCCAATCGGCTTGTATGCGGCTATACCTTCCGGGGTATCGGATAACGCGCGGTGTAGCGCATCTTGTGCCACGGCATCAGATTCGAAGTTTTGCCGCTGTATGGTCGCGATCTTTCCGCCGTACTCACGCTGCACAAAGCTATCGGCATAGTCATTGAACACGCCAGCCAAGTCTTCATTCCGCAGTAGCTTGCCGTCCTTGTCAGTACGAGCCGCGACTTCATCCAGTGCTTCGCGATAGGCTTCCGTATTACCCGACTTCTGAAAAAAGTCTGCCGACTGCAAGTCTTCAACTATCGCATCAGGCGAATCGCCATCCGCCGCACGACCGCCGATGTAATCCCTGATTGATTGCCGCATATCGCCTGATGGCTTGAACGGTCTGGCAAGTGTCGCGGCCACGCCGGGCTTTAAGTCCAACGCCAAGTCTGGCCGCTTCGCAAATCCTTGCGGCAACCAGTCATCCTCATCATGCTCACCGTTAAGGATGGCGAGCGTATTTCGCGTGCGGTCAAGCTCTTCGCGATCAACTGGCTTTGCCAGGCGGTCTAATCCGTCCGGCGTAATGGTCAACACCTGATTGCCGGCCACCCGGTCTATTGAGTAATCGCCACGCTGCAATCCGATGGCGCGCACCTGCCTAATTGCATCTTCGTCAGATACCTTGCCAAGCGGCACTTCCATCGACTTATCGGAGCGCCCGCCCTTGAGCGCCGTGACCAGCGCCGCATTGGCTTCCATTTCGCCCAGCGCCGTCCCGAGTATCTTGTGCGCCTGTTCAACAGCCGCTTTTCGACGATGTAGCAACTCTCGCGCCGCTTCAAAATCAGCGCCGTGACTGGCTTCTCCAAGCCCGATTTCCTTCGCAGCATCGTGCAACTCTTGCGCTTCCTGCATGGCCTCTTTCGAGGTTTCCATGTAGTGATGCAGGTGAAAATCTTCCATGCCAGACGTCAACTTGTCCATTTCATCGGCTGGTAGATCGGCGTGTAAGCGGCGCGCCAATACCTGCGCCGCCCCCTCAACACCAAGCACATCGACAACAGAGCGGTCTATCAGCGCAGCGCCACCAGCAGTAAGCGCCAAGGCGTTGATCGAGTTGAATGCGCCAGCACCGATATGTCGGCGCATTGCCTTTTCTGGCTCGTCCGCCTCTTTGTCTATCGTGGACAGGAATGCCTTGGTGCGGATGGTGCGCAAGTCATTCTCAATATCGGCCTGAATGTCAGAATCTTCCGGTGCGGACACCTCAAGGTTGTACGCCTTGACCTCTTTTGCCTCGTCAATGTCTTTGTTCGCTGCTTGAGCGGCCTTTTGCACCGCCTTCCATTCCTTTTGAGCTTTGATGAGCTCAACCGCATCTGATGCGGATGCCAGCGTAGCTTTGATGCTTGATGCTATCGGTTCACGAATCGTCTCAAGCTCAGACTTGATCTGCCGGGCAGTATCGCCACGCGCTTTAATCGCAGATCGTTGCGCCTCCGACATGATCGACTGCCTTGATTCTTTCTTCCCGGCAGCCTCTTGCTGAATTTCCTCTTGCGTTGCCCCGTTGGCGGCAGCACGTTCCGCGTAGTGCGCTGAGAATCCAAGCCCGCTCATGCTCTGAGGGTGCGCATCATCCAAGTCTGAAATATTGAGTTTGGCAGAATCTGAATGCTCATTCGGCTCAACCGATACGCCGCCCGCCTCTTCGCGCGCCATCGCGTCAGTCAGCAAGTTCTGATGCTGTAACTCGACAGCCGCATTAGCCCGTTTCAGTAGTTCGCTATGGTGGCGGTGTTCAATCTTTTGCTTTGTGGCATCGGATACGTTTTCAGGTATCTTGGGCTCAAGGTCTTCCGCCTTCCACCCCATCTTGTCGGCAACTTTTTGCACGAAAGCCTTGTCGGCCATTCGCCTTTGCGACTGCACGGACTCGCGCGCCTGTTTTTTGCCGTGATCGATACCCAGTTCTTTATCTCGCGCACGCTGTTGTTTTTTCGCATCGCGCTTAGTCTTTGCGCTTTCCGCTGCGTGCTCTTTGTAGCTGGACTCTGGTTTAAGCCCGCGCAACTTGAGGTAGTTCAGCTTGCCGCCGGCCCCGCCGATGACGTGAAATACTCCCGAGCCATGCTGCGCCTCCTGCACCATCACGGGCACACCAGTCGAGCCAGCGCCGTTTGGGTGAACAGTGATCCAGCGTTGACCAGGCGCAAGCGCCTTAACCAGAAGGTCATCATCAACGAATGAAAACTGCGCACCAGTAAGTTCGTGGCGATTGCCATTTGGGAAAATCAGGCTGATCGACTTAATCATCCGCCCATTAGCAGCCTTCGCTTTTTCGACAAAGGCATCCACTGGAATGGCGGTGATCGGCCCAAGGAAACGCGGGTCATCATAGTGCTTGAGATAAGCGGCGCGGGCATCATCTTCCGATGCAAAGTTCAACATGCACTTGTCTTCATCGTAGTGCGCCCAGTCGCCATACTTGCGCTGATGCACCACATAGACTGTATCGGCATTCTCATCAGGGCCGATGTACACATCAACCTGATCACCATCGCTTCCCTCGGTCGAATTGATGTACCCGTATGCGAAAAGCATCTTGGTTTTCCAGCCATTACCTTTGCGGATAGATCCGGGCTCGTTTTCAATCGAGATAGTCAGCCCGTGCCATGCCATCTTTCGCTTGGCATAGTTTCCGGCCTCGGCCTGCGCTGGAGTAGGAGTCTCTGTTAATTCACCCCCATCTATCGCCTTGACCAATTCGGCCAAATAGCGGATAGTGTCGTCTTGGGGCCAGCCAATACCTGTGTGTGCCCCGCCAAGCTCGAAAGAGCCTGCCAATGGCGTGCAGTGCAAATTGGTAAACATGGTGGAATCATCGGTTTGCAATGATGATTCAAACGAAGCCCCAACAGACTTCCTGATTGGGGATTCGACTTTTTTGACTTCAATTCCACGCATCTTGGCTGGCCTGTATCCTCCCTTATCAGATGGCGCAGTTAATCTCTTGAATTCATCGTGTGGCCAATAATGATATGAGCGGAAGCGATACTCTTTTTCGTCAGGACGCCATTCCAAAACAACCACATCGTGATCGCCATGCACAACACGTTCTATAAATAAATCTCTTGAACCGTTTTCAAGCACAACACCAGGGTTAGCCAGCGTATCAATGATCGCGCTCATACGCTGTGCGCGCTCAGGCCAAAATACGCGCTTTTCATTTACCGTCTTTGTATAAGCGTGCCATTGGTTATCATTCATATTAACCCTGACACGACGCAAGCCGCCTTTACGCTTAATAACTATCGACCAATTACCGGCAATATGATCGGCGTAATACTGCTTCGCTTCAGACAATGATTGAATATGAGAAGAAGGAGGCAACCATGCTGAATAATCGCCATCAACAGGGGCTGATATAAACCTGCCAGTTGTTTTGGCGTGGTATGGATTGCCTTGAGATTTGGCAAGCGTAAGAGAATCGAAGTCGGTAGCATTCATGCCGCCCATAGTGAAGTCACGACACTGGCTAGGTTGCGCCAACAAAGTCCCTGAAAAATTCACCTCTTACCCAATGCGCGCGGTGTTTTTCCATTATATCGGCCTCATACCGTCCGGCATCATTTACCTGGCACTTCAATAGCAGTTGCCCAGATTGCCCGAACTGATTTGTAAAATGGCGGAACCTATCGTTATGATCCTCGCTTGTCGTGCTCCCGAACTTCAATAGTCCGTTGCTCATTTTTGCGATGTAAAACCATCCAGGCTTCCCAGAGGTTTTACCGCTCTTCGCCAATTTGATGTTTGTTGCTGGGCTTGCTCTATATTTGCGGGTCAACCCGTCCGACATTTTCTTGCAGTGCTCTTGCGTCATTTTTCGCTTTGACCACGGAGCATTTCCGTTTTGTTGCCACGCGCTGATTCGCCCTCGCGTTTCTTCGGAGACTTCCCTTCCGGTCATGCGGATACGCGTCTTCTCTATCGCGCAACACATCAACCCCTTGCCATCAGAGATTATGCCTCTTGCCATAACCTCGAAGGTTTTGCCGTGAGCTGGACATTTAACGGTGATTTTATTGTCTGTTCCGCGATATTCGCCAACCAACTCATAACCCAGCGCGGCAATGCGCTTCCGCACTTCCTCAACAGTCAATGCCGAGCTCTCAATGCCACAGCATTTCATGCCCTGCCCACGGAATATATTGGCTGGCATTACTTCATCCACAAAGCCATGGCGCTTGCATTCGACAGCAACTTTGGTATGCGCATTCTTGTAGCTGGCACGCAACACAAACCCATGCGCCACGAACCTCGCTTCAGCCTCGAATTGCGTCAATTTTTTACCGGCTGCCATGCCTATCCTTTCTTTTTGGCAAAATGCTCTTTTAGCCACTCCGAGAACTTGGGGTCGTCGTTTGGTTTCGCCGATGCAACCTCGACAAACCGCCCCCTGCAATGCGGGTGTATTGCCCCTGGAACAATCTTTGCCAATTCAGAATCGCCACGCTTAACCAACTGACCGCCAACTCGCCTATACGGGGATGATGAACGGGTGTGATTATCCTTGCCAGACCAGACCTCAGTATCCCAGTTTTTATTGGGCTTGTCAGGCGGCACAACCGTCATGATTGTGCCATCGATCTTGCGGCAGAAGTCACACGCACCGGCATATTGCTCCATGCGTTTTACCTTCGTTCCCGCTTTGAGCGAACCGATGAACCCGTTTCCGCTCATGTTGGCGGCCTCGGTGAGCGCAATTCTGCGCCAATCCTTGTTGAGTACAGCGAATTCGTCCAGCAACTTTCCTTCCAAGTTGCGCTTCGCCATTGCCGACGGCACGCCTTCGAACTCTTCTTTCTTCCAGTTGACCACCGCAAGCTTCATTCTGACGCGCGACGACTCAGTTACGTTCGCCACATACTGACAGCAACGGTGTTGCCCAAAGTCTATGGCGGCCTTTTGCGCCGATGTCATGCCGAAATCGCGTTGGATTATATTGAGATCAACAGGCATTTTCGCCGCCGCTGCGCCAGCCGCGACCGCCGCCATTTCCGGCATGTGCTTTTGAACCCGCCCCATCATGGATGCGCGAGTGACTTGCCACTTGGCATCGTCCATCATCACATCCTGGGGAAGGTATTTCTGGACAAGGTAATCGACGACCATCATCCAGTCATCAAGGGTAAATACCTCCGGTGGGAGCGCTTCAAGGTACAGCTTGGCACCTTCAAGCTCATCTTTTCCCCAGCGGACAAACATCTTTGGCTTGGGAACAGGTGTTTTGCTCGGCTTGTGAAAGCCGCCCTTAATCCACTTCATCAGCTCGGCGAGAATCTTGCCAAGGCGATCTAGCCCGAACGATGTCCACTTCTCGATGAGATCACGAATAAATGGCGACTCATGAGGACGCCAAATGTCGTGGTCATCATCATGCAGCGCCTTGTGCATGTCTTCCAGAACAGAATCAGATGCGCAGCAGGACAGCGGGCCGATGTCGATAAGCAGAGGGGTTCTATTCATGTGGCCGTGGCAGCGTCATCAATTAAACTCAACCCACGCCACGGAAATCATCAAGCGCCTATTGTTCGTAGTAACCGATGCCGCGTGCCAGATCACCACACCTTCACCAGGTCGCAGAATAATCTCTTCGTGTTCCGATGTGACGTTAAAAGTATCAACCAACGGGTTCCGGCTCCCACCGGCGCCGACTGCCGAATCCATTGTTTGATAAAAATTCGCATCAATAGTAGCACCCAGCGACGCCACCGCAGTAGCCCAGGCATCAGCTACCTCGCCTTGATTGGTATTGAAGGTAGAGTCGATACTGGCCGGAGTTATCAGCGCGCTGCTATTGATACCAGTGAAAGTAAAGCGGCTTAGACGTAACTCTCCGACCGCTTGATCTATCGCCGTTGCCGCAAACTGAGAGCGTATCTTGATGTTGGAAATTTGCATCTTAATCGTTGATGCCACAGGGTTGTATAACCATAGGAACCCGGTCGTAATTCCATCTTGCGCATCAATTGGTACGATTGCCACAGGGGATTGCGCCTTGAATACGCCAACAATATCCCGTTTATCAACGACTACGACCATATCCTCGTGTACGGTATTCGCGCCAATCACTCGCGTCTGTGTACGTTTCATTTTTCCGCTATGCCATCTGTCTTCGGGGAGTTGTATTTTGCTCGCAACTGGGGCGGTCATAATTTGCTCCTGTTCGTTTGTTTAAAGTATTGAAATATCTTGCGGCTTGCGCGCCTCGGTAAGCGCAGCGATCAGAGCTTGATGCATGGCGGCCATGTCGCCATTTTTCTCGCTCATCATGGCAATGGCAGCGCACAATCCCTGAAACTGTGCGGCCTGACTGTCTTTGAGCTGGGCAATCGCGACCACAACATCGGTTGCCATTGCGGCCTGAGCACGAATCACCGCATCCAGTAAATTGCTCATGGTGCGCAGAGTTTCATTCAACGGGTGATTTTCTGGCGTGACTGGAACAGCAGGAACGCTAATCAGTGCCTTTTCTAGAGTTTCGGCATCGTCACTAGCGCCAAGATCATAATCCTCAATCTTGCCTCGCACGAAAACCCGCTTGCCGTTCTCGTCTTCCATGATCGAGCCGTCTTCACCGCGATCAACGATAGTCATCTTGCGCTCAGCCCGAGCCCGGTGCGCGATGTAACCGCCCCACTCGACTTGATGCTCGCCGCCACCGTCAGCATCAACAAGCATTCCATGCTTACCGATACCGGCCACCACGCCATGATGCGGGCCGCCATGTTCAGGATGCTTGTAATAAATGGAATCACCGGTCAGGACGCTTGGCTTGTTCGGCTCTTCGGCATCAGGCTTGATGCTGGTTACGGGCTTCAAATTCTTCATAGGTCGCCCAAGCGGTAGATCACTGTCTCGCGCGTGCCGAAATCAAGCGGCTCATCGGCTACCGGGAACGACTTCGCGAGCGGCTTCTTTTGCTTTTCGTCGTCAGATTCCCCAGCATCGCCATCAGCAGCTTGCTCGGGAGCTTTCCCTTGTTGATCGTCACTGCCGCCCTGCTTGTCGTCATTCCCACCGGCATCATTGCCTCCTTGCTGCCCAAAATCCTCGCCCTTGTCCTTGCCGCCAAATCCTTCCGGCACATCCTTGCCCCGCTGCTCTTCACCGCTTGGCTGCGCTTGCCCGCCAAAGTCTTTGGGTTGCTCTTGCTGCATCAATGCTTGCCACGGCCCAACCAGTGAAGGATTCAACGGTGCATCGCCCAATGGGCCATCCATCTTGTCGTAACCCTCTTCGGCGCGCATTTCGTTCACAGTGAGAATCTTGCCGGCGCGCTCTTCTTTGACCTTCGCATCCTCTTCATCGAGGCCAGCCCAGCGGAACACGTACTTGTCCGAAAAGTCGCAAGTGATGTAGTCAGTGAAGAGGTTTTCAAAATAGGACAGCAGCGGGCGCAAGCCCTTGTCCTTGGAATCTGCCAGCTTTTCAGCGGTATCAGAGCCGTTCAATGGCGAGGAATTGCCGCCCGAGAACGAATCGAAGTTGATTTCGCTTGGGCTCATGCCATAAATGGCGCAGATCAATGAGGATAAAAACGTCATCCACTTGCTAAAGTGCATTTCGTCGTAATCGACGCCAAACTTCTCGAACGATGCCTTGCTTTCCTGATCTTTGGACACCAGCACCGGCACAGACCATTGGCTATTCACGCCCTTGACCATCGAATTCCAGTAACGGCGGAATGCAACCAAGTCTTCTTGCGTGTAGTCACCAGACAGATGCAGCACGCCCTTGGGGATGGCGTTTTTATCGAATCCGGTGATGTTGTGCGTCATGGCATTCAGGAAGCCAGTTACAACGCGCACCAGCAACTCGGTTTCACCCAGCCCATACCCGCCGACAATGATGTCAGAGCGCGGATTGCGCGGCTCATAGATCAGATCGTCGTAGGTGTACGCAGTTTTGACCGTTCCCATCACTACCTGCAGCGCGAAAATGTCATCATCGCCCTTGTACCCACCCTCGGGCGTTAGACGAATCGTTGCACCGTCAACCGTAGCCAAGCCATCTATGCCGCGGCTACGATCACGCTTCATTTCTGTCTCAATCGCGCACGAATCCATCACGAGAGAATCACGCACCGCCTTACCCATCATCCCGGAGAAGCTATCGCGGCGCAGTTTCTTGCGAGCGCGTGGGTTGAATTCCCAGCCGCAATTCGAGAAAAAGCGGTTGAGCATCTTGATAGATTCTTGCTCGCTTTGGCTTATTTGGTGGTCTTTGTCGATATGCTTGACGGCGAATCCCAGTCCAGTGCCGCCTTCCTGCACGCGGCAAAAGCGTTGCACCTGGCGGATTCTGGTCATTATTACGGCATTCAGCACAGGGGTTTGGTCAACCATCCCACGCAGCGCGTCAAAACTCATTGACGCAGGCTTTTCCCAATACTCGCCATGCATTCCCAGTTGCCGATCATCTAGCTTGACCGATTGCACACCGGGCTTGCCTTGATTCTTACCGGGGAATGGAACGATGTTTTGGGAGATCGACTTGTTCATGTCGGCGAATTCCATGATTTGCCCGATGGTTTCCATCGACAAAACACTAGTCGGCATGGCCGCCTGCTGCAATTCTGCGAGCGCGTCAGTACGCTCGCCTTGCGGTGCATTCGGGTCAAAGGCTACTTTGCGGGCAATATCACTCATGCCCGCATTGTCGCGTCACGACAATTTAGCAGAGCTTTACAGGGGAATACAGATCAACAGTTACGAATACTACTTGGCAATAAACATTCCACAACCCACATCATTCTCTCCTACCTGCATCCCGAAATTCTCGCCACACAATTTGGTTTCACGGTCGAATGCCGAACAGCGCCCACATGTGCCAAGTGCGGATATTTCAGCCGCGACATTCGCCGCCACCTTGTTTGCGTCTGGAATGAAGATTTCAGAAGGATTGCGCCCGATCAGCAGACCGAACGCCCGAGACAGTCCGTCCACCTGATCGTCATACGTGCCATTGGGGAACACTCTAAGTTCAGCTATCAGCGCATCGTTCCACGGCGCTTTCAGCATAAGCACATTGCCGACGTTCACCTGACTTGCCAAAGGCTCAGCGCGCGTTTCCTTGCTACCCGTTTCCGTGGATGAATGGACGCGGTACCCGACAAGCTGCCGTATCAGGTATTTCACCTGAGTTACACCGGCCTGTCCTGGGTCTTGCGGGATGGATTGCTTGCACTCGTACCCGTCGCGCTTCGCAGCATTGGACAAAGCCTTATCGCGATCATCCGGCCCAACTCGAATCCGCACCATATCGCCGATAAGCAACCGGCCATCGCCAAGTTTCCCCAGCTTAGCGCCCGCAGTCCAGTCACCAGATGTTGTGCTGGCAAAGTCCCACCCGCGCACCCATTCAATCGACTCAATCGGCAACGCATCAATTATCTGGATGTTGTCAGGCTTGAATAGATCACCCTCAAGCGGAGATGGCCGCTGCTGATACAAGGCATTCCATGTGCGCTGATTCTGTTCGAACTGCGCCCAGTGTTTACGGTCAAACCATTCCGGCCACAGGTATTCGCCAATCTTGCGTCCAAGTGGGTCATTTGCGACTTCGCACTTCGCTTGCAGGCAGATAATTTCCCACTCGTTGCCATCTTTGCAGAGGATATTGCCACTTTCCCCATTCCAGCCATCGGGAAGGATGCGACCGGACAAATCGTCTTCGTGCCACCGTGTCTGAATGATAACAATCCATCCGCCAGGTATGAGGCGGGTTTTTAGGTCATCTTCGTATGCATCCCACGTCTTTTGCCGGATAGTTTCGGAATTGGCCTGCTCGCGCCCCTTGATCGGGTCATCGATGATGATGCCGTGCGCACGATTACCCGTGATGCCAGACAAAATACCGCACGCCATGTACTCGCTGCCATTGGTCAAGGCAAATTCATGGGCGGCCTGCGACTCATTGGCCAACCCTGCGCCAAAAATCCCCTTGTAGCGCCGCTGCTTGATGATCGAACGGGTACGGCGGCCCATCTTCCGCGCCAGATCATCGCCATAACTGGCAAGAATCAGTTTGCGGTTTGGCTTCTTGCCAAGAAATCGCGAGGGGAATACCACAGAGGCATAGGTACTCTTAGCCGAGCCCGGCGGCATAAACACCATCATGCGACCGTGCGGCGTCTCGCTGACCTCTTCCAGCTTGGTCAGTAGCAAGCGATGGTGGTGCGCCAGCGATGTTTCTACCGGCTTAAAACATTCCTCATCGGGGTCATCACCAACAGGTTTGCCGGGAACATCAATAGCCGTGACATAACTAAGGATGCTCTCTCTCGCCTTGCGACGGATAACAACCTCCTTAGCCGCGAGCGATTTCGAGTAGTTCATCGTCGGTCAGGTCTTGGATATGTCTTGGGTCGCTATTGCCGGGATTGTTCAGTGCGCCAGCCCCATTAGGCTTGGTAGTCAGAGTGAGGATGTCCATACCCATCTTGCCGGACTGGTTGACCGCCATAGATGCGGCAATCGCCCCTTTGACATCATCATCGGTAAGAGTTTGCAGCTTGGAAAGCTTCTCGTGCGTTCTCTCACTGATAAGCTTTGCCGTATTCGCCCCAGCCACAGCGGCGTCACTCAGGGATTCGGAAATCATCAATAACCGTTGTGCGAGGTTAAGCGCGGATATTTGCGCGGAAACGGGCAAACTCTTTTTTGCCTTTTCCACTTCAACTATTTGATTTGCAACTTTTTTGATCTGCGCGGATTGCGCGGATATTTTTTCGCGCACCGTGCTTTCACCCACACCAAATTCGCGCGCCAAAGAGCGCAGGCTTTCACCGTCAAGATGACGACGCCCGACCTCTTCCCATTGCTTTTCCGTCAGTTTTGATTTTCTACCCATGACCTACCATAGCCTCACGACTACGCTTCCTCCGACTCACCAAACAGATCATCACAATCTGAACGGCTCTTTTCCGCCTTGCGCGGGTTGTCCCTGCGTTCTTTGACCGCATCTTCATCCAGCATCACCACTATGGCGTGCGGGCTCATTGGGGAGCGCTCAGGGTTCTTGGCGCACTTTAGATACGACCTTGAGCCATTCGGGAAGCGATGCCCACAAAAGCACAGCTTGGATGCCCGCCACCCCACGGCGTCCACTTCGCAGTTAGGGCAGCGAATTCGCTTCTCCCCTTGCTTTGTGGTGTATTTTTCCAGCCGCCCGCTTCCGCAGGTTCTGCAAAGGTGATCTATTTTCTCGACATCCATGCGCTTACCTTCCTTACAGCAAGCGCATCTGCGCAAAAATATAATCGGGCACGCCTGGCGGCATGAATGAAATCGCAGCCTTGTGGCTTTTCCGTATCGGAGCCATCGCGGCCTCGGCGGTATCGGCAACAACGCCAATCTGGATTCTTCCGGCCTTGGCAACAAATACACCAACGGCATGGAGCGCCCGCGCATGGATGGGAGGCTTACCCTTGGCATTGCGCCCGAGCATGTATTCCCTCTCCCGGTTGTAGCAGGACACACAGATACGGGCATGAATCAGGCGCTTGTCAGTTCCGCCACACCGGCAGCACAGCTTTTGCGGCAGGCTATAGATGATTTGCTCACCCGCATGGGCCGCGCCAAGCTCACAGCCAGTACATACCGAACCAGAGCAGTTGCTCTTATGCCGCTTGTACTGAGCTGCGCAACTCGTCACCGATAGCGTGCCGCGCTGCTTTTCACAATTGAAGTACATGCCGGGCGCGTATTCAACGTTGAAATAAGACACTGCAATGACCATGACTCCCCCTTTTTAACCCGTTAAACGCCAAACCTCCGAACCCAGATGTCGCGACATGATGCACAGCACCACCGCCCGCCACTTGTATCCTCCCCACACTCACGGCACTCATACTCAAGCGGAATTTCTGTTGTTGCCGCTGCGTGCGCTTTGGCTATTTGCCGATCCCTCTCGTCTTGCTCGTACTTTTCTGCCGATTCAGCTTCGTCTGCCATCACAACCCCTTTTAAGTTTTCCGAATCTCAATGCCATGCAATAGCTTTACTCAAAAATCTCCCTATCCCAGCCACCGCCATTCTTTTTTGCCCTTGGCGTAACAGCCATAAAGCGGAATGGGTACATTTCAGCCGCCACTTTGATCTTGACTCGCGCATCGTCTTGCCAAAACCCTTTGACCTCATGCATTTCGAGCACACCAGTGCTAAACATCACAGCGAAGTCTGGCGAGTAAAAGCATCCGTCTGCAAGGCGCAGCTTCACACCCTCAAATCGATACCAGACAATCTCGCCGGCTGCTTTAAGCATTTCCAAGTGCAGCCTGTAAGCTGCCTCGGTCTTGTTCATTTCTCCCACCTTCAACCTACCGAGAGCCTGCATTTTTGTTAAAGCGCTCATTTCCCATGCCCTAGTGTTTGTTTTTTAGCCTCGGCCAACTTCTCGGCCCAAGCCTGCTCAACCAATGTTTTCACCCGATCTACCCGCTCCCTGCCGTATTTCTTCATCCACCATTCCAAATATCCAGCGCGCATCGTCTTGGTTGGCACATGTAAAACGAAGCGAGCAAGGCAACAATCTCGTCCAAAGTCGTAATTCCCATCATCTTTTGCACAAAATTCGCACTGGCTCATTACTCTTCAATCTCAGGTATCCAGCTTCGGGCAATATGCGCAGCCCCGACCAACTCAGCGCCATGCTTTGCGTGCTCGTCCAGTCCACCGTAATAGTCCATCGCCACGCCGATCTCGATCATTTCTTCGCTTAGCTCGCGCAGGCGCTTCACGATTTCAGCCTTTTGCGTAATCGGCTCTTTGAGGGCGACCATCCGGCCAGAGCCATCAACCTTCCACCACTGCACGCGTCCAAAGTTATCCACGGTAGCGCGCTGGTATGTCCCGTTTGCTTCCTTGCACTTCACCAAAATCACCCCGACCACTTCCATCCCGGACTGCTCAAGGGAGCGCAGCTTGGACGCGCAGACCGAAGTCATTGGTATCTTCTCGATCACGCCGCACTCCAATCTGTTCGTTTCTCGTGATTTTTCTCGGCCAATATCAGATTGCACTTCGCCATTAGCTCTTCCTCAGTTCCAAATGCGGCCTCAAATCTGCGTCTCCAAGGGTGCAAAGATGGGGTATGCGCCTTCCCGCCTTGATGATGCTCAAAACACAGCGGAAGCACTTTCATGTGCGCGCCTGGCTTTGTGCGTCCATCGACGTGATGAATCGAAACATGGTGATTGCGGATGCCCGATAGGCGACACGCTATACAGCCAACTTCGTTA